CGCGCCTCGTGCCCGCGCTGGCGCATGGCCAGAGCTCGTACGATGCAGATGGCGCTCTCGTCACCGTTCCCTTCGGTGACGCCGAAGGCGGCTCGTCGCAGCACGAGCGTGACCGCGTCAGCTTGGAGGCCGACATGATCGACAAGCGCCAGCAGCGCCGCGCGACGCCGCGTCGGGTCGGAGCCCGCCATCTCGCACCGGAGCTCCTCGGCGCGGGCCAGGATGCGCTGACGCTCGTGCAACCCATCCTGCCCGCCGAGGGCGTTCAGCAGCCCGTGCTCGTCCGAGAGGTAGGCGGTCAGGATCCGCTCGACCGCTCCCTCGATCTCGGCCGCGGGCAGCCGCCATGTTGATCCGGGCCCGTCTTGAGCTCGCCCTCGCACACCAGACCGCGGCGCGCTCACGTAGTAGCGGTACCGCTGCCCGCCCTTGCTGGCATGCACCGCTCGCAGCGCCCGCCCCGCTTCGTCGCGCAGCAGGCCCGCGAGCGGGCTCGGGTTGCCGGCCCGCGTGCCCAGCCGCCGCTCGTGCCCGTTCGCCCGCAGGCTCGCTTGCACCGTCGCCCAGGTCTCGTCCGAGACGATCGCCGGGTGCTGTCCCTCGTGCACCTGCCCCTTGTGCCGGATGCGCCCGGCATAGAGCGGGTTCGACAGGATGCGGTAGAGATGCCCGCGCGAGAACGCCACTCCGCCCCGATTGCGCCGGCTCGCGCCCTCTCGCACCTTCGTGCGCAGGCCACGCTGCTCCAGCTCGGCCGCGAGCGCATCAACGCTGCGCAGGGCGAGGTAGCAGTCGTAAATGACGCGCACCGTCGCGGCCTCGGCCTCGTTGACCACCAGCGTGCGACCAGCCGCCTCGTAGCCGAGCGGCACGAGACCGCCCATCCACAGCCCCTTGCGCTTGCTCGCGGCGATCTTGTCGCGGATGCGCTCGCCCGTGACCTCACGCTCGAACTGCGCGAAGGACAGCAGCACGTTGAGCGTCAACCGCCCCATGCTGGTCGTCGGGTTGAAGGCCTGCGTCACCGACACGAAGCTCACGCCCGAGCGGTCGAACACCTCGACGATCCGAGCGAAGTCGGTGAGCGAGCGGGTGAGCCGGTCCACCTTGTAGACCACCACTACGTCGATGCGCCCGGCCGCCACGTCGGCCAGCAAGGCCGTGAGACCCGGCCGGTCCATGGTGCCGCCGGAGTAGCCGCCGTCGTCGTAGCGGCCGGGCAGCACGCGCCAGCCCTCGTGGCGCTGCGAGAGGACGTAGGCCTCGCACGCCTCGCGCTGCGCCTGGAGCGAGTTGAAGTCCTGCTCCAGGCCTTCCTCGCTCGATTTGCGGGTGTAGATGGCACACCTCAGTTCCCGGACCCGCTCACGCATGGGCCGCCCTCCCGGGCCCGCGCTCGTGGCTCTCCCCCCGCGACCCGCGTGCACTCGCCTGCCGCGGTGCGCTCCCCGCTTTGGGCTTCCCCGCGCCGGGCGTTTTGCCGGCCCTTTCCTTCAGGCCAAAGAAGGTCCAGCCGTTCCAGCGGGTGCCGGTGATGAGCCGCGCGATCTCCGACAAGGACCGGTAGCGCTCGCCGTTCCACACGAAGCTGTCCGCCTCGACCGCCACCTCGTGCACCCGTCCCTGCCATTCACGCAGCAACCGCGTGCCCGCCTTCAGCTTGCGGGCGGGCGCTCGCGCCGGGGCGGCCCCGTTCGGGACGATCGCCACCATGAGCGCGTCGAGCCGCTTGCGGGTCGCTGCGTCGAGGCCGCCGTCGCGGTGCTCGCGCTCAGCGTGAGCGACGGCGCGGGCCATGAGCTCGCGCCGCATGTACTTGGGCAGGGGCACGCCCTTGAGCGTGAGCCAGCGTGCCTTCAGTTCGTCGGGGGTGAGGCGCCGCAGCGCCTCCACCTCGCACTCGTGCGCCTGGAGGGAGACGGGGAGCCGCATGGCGCCTACCCCTCGCTCGTCGCCACCGGGGCGGGCTCGATGCGGTAGACCGACCGGCCCGCTTCGTCGGTGCCGCGGCTGATGGCGTGCCCCGCCTGGCGCAGGCCGGTCAGTGCAGCTCGCGTGGTGTGGGGCAGCCAGCCCGTGGCCTCGACCAGCACGTCGAGGCCCGCCCCCTCGGGCCGGCTCAGGAGCCCGATCACGAGAGCCCGCTTCGTGCCCTCCCGTGCCGGAGAGGCCGGGATGGGCTCGGGCTGGGGCGCAAGTGAAGTGCTCACCGGCTCGGGCGCGCCGTCCCCCTCTCCCCCGCCCGGCTCCTCCGCCTCGAGCCCAATGGCGCGCAGCCCCGCTGCGCTCACCTTCAGCCCCATCCAGCGGCCGGCCGCCTCGTCCCTGAACCAGTGCGGGCCATCGCGCCCAACCGGCACCTCGCTCACGAGCTCCGCGACCAGGAGCTTGGAGGCAACTATGCGGGCAGCGCCGCCGCGCAGGGTATCGAGGGGCACCAGCAGGCCATCGTCGCGCTGCGAAGCGCGCGAGAGCAGCACGAGCTGCGTGTCGGTGAGCGGGGCAGAGGTGGTCATGGCATGATCCTGTGGCTCGCGACGGCACGGCGCCGTCACTGACCCGAGCCCCGGATCGCACGCGCGATCCGGGGCTCCCCTGCCCACCATGGATGCGTGCGGTGGCCGCGAAGTCGAGCACAGCCTGAGCCATGCGATTGCGTAGTTCGGGCCAGTCCTGTCCGAACGTGATCGGGCCGGGGTTGGCGCTCAGCCCTCGGGCGGGCGCAGGAGCTCGTCGACGACGCTGTCGCCTACCTGAAGCCGGGAGGGCGCGAGCTGTGCCAGCGGGCCCGGCCGCGACCCCGAGCGGCTCCCTATCGCAGCCCCTGCGGCCTTCATGGCCACATCCCCTCGGGGAGCCCGGGTGCCTATCGGAAGCGGCAGGATCCGCTCGCGCCTGCCCTCATCCAGGCGAGAAGCGTCACCCGACGTTGTCGAGCGTGTAGGTGGACCGGGTTCGCGTCCAGTTGATCAGCTGCGAGAGGGCGTCCACCTGATCGTCATGCGTGCCGTGTGGAAACGCGAGGAGCTCGGCCTTGAACTCGCCTAGCCAGGGCGCGTTGCGGGGGAGGAACACGCTCCCGGCCTCGATCCGGGCCGAGCAGGCACTCATGCGCACCACCTTGTCGCCCTCGGGCTTGATCGCGATGGCGTGGACCCGGTCCGCCCGCAGGTCCTGGATGAGGCTCGTGCCCGAGCCCTTGTCCTCGATGAGCACGGCGTCGGGCTTCCAGCGCCCCTTCTCGGCAACGATCCGCCGCTTCAGGGCCGGGTACTCCAGGCGCTCGCGCACGAGGTCCAGGACGTGGATCTCGCCCCTGGAGACCAGAGCCGTGATCCCGACCGAGTAGTCGCAGAGCTCGGCCGCCTTCGAGGCCGTGTCCCAGCTCTGCACGATCTGGGTGCCGGGCTGCTTTGCGGGCACGTGGTCCCAGGTGCCGAACCACGACCACCGCACCATGTTGCCGCCCGTCGGCACGGGCCGCTGCTGGTACTGCGCCGAGAAGGCCGTCGACCCCATGGTGGCGCGCAGCGCGTCGAGCACGGAGCGCGGCTCGCGCTCCGGATGGAGCACGTCGTCGGCGGGCCGGTGGTGAACCTGGCCGGGGCCAATCGGGACGGTCGCAGCATGCTCGGAGATGGCGGGCAGGTCCAGGTGCGTCCACCCGCCGGCCCGCAGCACATGCCCCGCCAGGTCGTCGACATGCAGGCGCTGCATGACGATGACGATCGCGTCGGTGCGCTTGTCGTCGAGACGCGACACCAGGGTCTCGTCGAACCAGGTGTTGACCCGTGTGCGCGCCGCCTCCGACTGGGCGTCGGCCGCCTTGATCGGGTCGTCGATGACGATGATCGAGCCGCCGCGCCCGGTGAGGGAACCCCCGACCGTGGTGGTGAGGCGGTAGCCGCCCCCCGTGGTGCGCAGTTCCGTCTCGGTGTCCTTGCGCGGGTCGACGCGCATGGCGGGGAAGAGCGCCTTGTACCAGCTCGTCGCGACCACCGCGCGGAAGCTGTTGGCGTGCGCGACCGCGAGGTCGTTGGCGTAGGACACGCAGATGATGCGTCGATGCGGCTCGCGGCCGAGCACCCAGGCCGGCAGCGCGATGGAGGCGGAGAGCGACTTGAGGCTGCGGGGCGGCAGCGTGATCACCAGGCGGTGGCACCGCCCGGCCACCACCTCCGTGAGGTGATAGGCGAGCGCCTCCATGTGCCAGCTATGGGCATAGGCGTGCGAGGGGGCGACCTCGTGGAAACAGCGCTCGGTGAAGGCGCCGAGCCTCTGCCGCAGCAGCGCCTGCAGCTGGCGCTCCCGCGGGACATCCCCGCCTCGCGGCCCACCCTGCGACCGCACCATCGTCTCGGCTCCCGGTTTCGGTGCCGTGCTCATGACGGCTCGTCGGGGCGGCCCAGGTAGCGCTCGAGGATCTGCTGATCCTCCTCGGTGAGCGGGCCCGTGGCGGCCTCGATCGCCTCGACCTCGGCGGTCAGGCCGGCCTCTCGCGTGAACCGCAGCAGGTGCTGCACGGACCTGCCGTTGCCCGTGAGCGCCTCGTTCATCAGCTTGTGGACGAGCGCCTCGATCTTGCTCACCTTGCGCGTGCCGGCCGGCGTGCGGATGGTGACCTGCTCGTACAGGACTCCCGCGACGATCGTCTTCAGGGCCTTGCGGCCCCGTGGCCGGCCGTGCGGGTTGCCCGAGCGGCCCGGTTTGAAGCGGGTCTGGCGCGGCGGCTTGCCGTACCCGACCTCGTAGTCGCGCGGCTTAGCCCCAAATGACGGGTTCGTGCTGTCCTCGCTCATCATGGCACCTCGGTGGTTTCGTTCGTCTCACGGCGACGCTTGGCAACCGCCTCGAAGGTCTCCCCCGTCTCGGCGAGGATCGCGTCGTCATGCGCGTAGGCCTGCCAGCGCCGGACGGCGGTGTCGCAGTAGAGCGGGTCGATCTCGATCGCCCGCGCCCGCCGGCCGGTCTTCTGCGCCGCGACGAGGATCGTGCCCGCCCCGCAGAAGGCGTCGAGGACGATGCCGCCTGGATGCGAGGTGTCCTTGAGCGCGTCCGCCACCATCGCGACCGGCTTGACGGTCGGGTGGAGCGCCAAGGCCTCCCGCGCCTCCCGGGTGGGCGAGGTCACGCCGCGATAGTGCCAGACGTTGGTGCGGTAGCGCCCGTTCTGGCCGAGCTCGAACGAGTTCACGTGCGGGGCGGTCCCGTGCTTGAACGCAAAGACGAGCTCGTGGCGGGAGCGGTAGAAGGTGCCCATGCCGCCATTGTCCTTGACCCAGACGATAAGGTTCTTGAGCTCGGCATAGACGGCGCGTCCGGCGCGGCCGACCTCGTCGAGATGGCGCCAGTCCATGCACACGAAGTGGATCGAGCCCTCAATGCTGTGCTGCGCCAGGCGCTCGAAGACGCCGGTTAGGAAGGCGGTGAAGGCGTCGGGGGACATCTCGCCCGAGGCCATGGCGAACTCGCGATGACGGGTGCGGCCCCCGCTCGTGACATGCCCGTGGACGGGCACGTTGTAGGGCGGGTCGGTGAACACCATCTCGGCGCGCTCGAGCTCGCCGCCGGGCGCGGCCATCAGCGTGCGGTAGATCCTGTCGTCGCGCGCGTCGCCGCAGATCAACCGTGAGCGTCCGAGCTGCCATAGGTCGCCCGGGCGGGTGACCGAGTCGCCGCTGATCGCGGGGATCTGGTCGTCCTCGTCGCCCCCGCTCTCGGGCTCCGTCCCACCCACCTCGAGCAAGCCGTCGATCTCGGCGATCGAGAAGCCGGTGAGGCCGATGTCGATCTCGCCGCACTGCGTGAGGAGGAACTCGAGCTCTCCGGCGAGCATCTCCTCGTCCCACCCCGCGTTCTGGGCGAGCTTGTTGTCGGCGAGGATGTAGGCGCGCTTCTCGGCGTCCGAGAGGGTGGACAGGCGCAGGCACGGCACGGTGTCCATGCCGAGCTGCCGGGCGGCCTCGACGCGGCCGTGGCCGGCGAGGATCAAGCCGGCATCGTCGACCAGGACCGGGTTGGTAAAGCCGAAGCGGCGGATGCTCGCGGCGATCTGCGCGATCTGCTTCCTGGAATGG